AGATGGCGACGGCAAGCGTACCGGTTGGACAGTTCAGCTCATGTCCATCGGCCAGGCTAACATCGGCAGCAATGCCGAATATAACTTCATGATGGAATTAATGAGTGGCAAGAATCAGATCTTACCTCAATTACTTATCGATAGATCTGCATGTCCTAACCTTAAATCTCAGCTTGAGAAAACTAAAACCAAAACTCGCAATATGCGATCCGGTGGTAACATGATTGTGAAAGAAAAGAAAACCGATGGACTCCCGGCACATCGATTACCTAAAGAGTCGACAAACTTCACCGATGCTTTTAAATATCTATTATGTCGCAGGAACTACCTTGCAGCAGTTAATAACAAGCGATTAGGAGCATCCACTTCAATAAGCGCCGGTTAAGCAACCATTACTCATTATCAACCCAAGCCTTCAGTAGACCTCTGAAAGCTTTTCATTGTGCCTGTAAACCGCTACTGTGGCTCGGTGTGGCTGGTCGCGCAGGTCACATTTCCCCGGGGCGGGAGGGGGTGCAATTGCAACCCTAAGTCAGAGCGGGTCGGGCAGAGTAACCTGACACTGATTTTGGAATAGATATTCAAAAGGCTTAAAAGCAAGTTATCAGGTACTTATGATTTCATGAGGTGAAAAAGAGGTGAAATATCGTTGTTTTTGAGGGTAAAGTTGTGTTTTTATGCTTAAAAAGCATGATAAAAGAATTAGGAATTAGAGTTAAAAACATTTTATCCTAATAAATAATGATGATTTTAGAGTAAGATTAAATATATTATATTTTTTTATATTTTGAAACATTTGTTATCTTTGCTTTTGCCCACAAATTGAAACACAAAGGAAAGCCTCTCAGGCGTGTAATCCGTAGATAATCGGATTCCGGTATTCAATTCCGGTGGGCACACGCTTGAGAGGTTTTTTATTTTACTATGAAAAACGAAATTAAAATTACTCCTGAAGGATTAAAGTTGATGATAGCCATTTCTAATGGAGGATATTCTGATGGCTTTTATGGCAAAGAATTAGTTTTTACAAAAGGCTTTGAAGGAGATCTTCAATATCTATTTCAAGCATTAGGTAACATTGGAGCATGTGCACGTTTAGGCGAAATAGAAAAAGAAGTATCTATACTTGTAGTTGCAAATAAATTATTAGATGAACCAAACTCTGATTTATATAATGATTTTGCAGAAGAGTTAAGCATACTTCTCAATCAGAGCAATAGCCCTTTTCTCAGACTAATATTTATGACAGAAGAGAATTTAATTGAAAGAATAGATAAACGTGCCTCTAATTTCAATGATGAAGCTCTTAAAGATTTCTTGAAAAAATATAAAGCCTCAAGAACTAAAGCGAAAAAAGTAATTAGACAAAATAAAAAGAGAGCTTCAAACAAAACAACTCCATCAGAATCAGATACAGATATCAAACAGAAAACTCTTTTTGATACAATTATGTGATATGGATAGAAAAATTAATTTTAAAATATAGTATCATGATTTTATTCTTAGCATTCATTGTAATTATAGCCATTGCAGTTATTATTATTTCTAAATCGAACGTAAGAGAAAAGAACAGTAAGGAAGAAAGTACAAAACATACTCAAAACTATAATGATGCCATTAGAAATATAACTATTGAAGTACCTGAAAAAAGCTCTACCGGTATAGGTAAATATCTAATACTTGATACAGAAACAACTGGTTTACCTGAAAAAAGCAGAATTTTCAAACCTAAAGATATTGAGTTCTGGCCTTATGTTGTAGAGATAGCATGGATTCTTGTAGATGAAGATGGCTTACTTGTAGATGGTGAAGATGCTATTTTAAAACAAAAAACATCAATCCCTTTATCAGCATCGAATATTCACAAAATAACTACTGCAAGAATGATGGAAGAGGGTAAGGATCCAACACAGATATATGATTCTTTATTATCTCAATTACAAAAATGTGAAATGATTATTGCTCATAACGTAAGGTTTGATATTGAAGTGTTAAAGGCAGATTTATTCAGACATGGCTTCGATTATAGGATTTTGGATGATAAGAATACTTATTGTACAATGGAAAAGGGCAAAGAGTTCTGTATAACATACAGTAATAGGGGTGCAAGAAAGAATCCAAGACTTGAAGAACTTTTTGGAGAGCTTTATTACAATAATAAATACATGTCTATTCTAAATGCACATTCAGCATTTAATGATGTACTGGTAACTTACAAGTGTTTTATGAAAATGAGAGATTTAGAGGCCCCATATCCGATTGAGCTAAGAACATCAATTGTTGAAAAAGATAAATCTTACGATGAAGAATTTGTATCAAAATGTGTAGAAAAGATAGATTCTAAAATATTTGAAGGAAAAACATTTGTAATAACCGGTGGATTCAAATACTTTTCTAGAGATGATTTAACGGAAATATTAGTTAGACTCGGTGGGTTGAAAAGAGGCAGTATATCATCTAAAACAAATATTGTTATAGTAGGTAATAATGGAGGACCGTCTAAATTAAAAAAAATAGAAGAGCAAAAGGAATTAAGAGATGATATAATGGTGCTAAAAGAAGATGATTTGCTGGAGATGATGAAGTAGAAATGAATTTTTGAATTTATAACCCCGGAATTATTCGGGGTTTTTTTATTTTTATAAAATACTGAATTGGCTATTGATCTATGCTATCTAAAAATCTCTTCAACTCATCCACAGAATTAAAACGTTTTAATTCTCCCTTGTAATCTATTAATGCAGTGAAGTCTGATGATGATTGAGAGGTAAATAATTCCGGTACAGTTACCTCCAATGCATCGGCTATTCTTTGCAATGTTTCTACAGTAGGATTACCATTAATTTGACGTGTAAGCGTATCTCGTACAATACCTATTCTATCTGACACTTCTTGCATCGTCAATCCTTTTTCTTTAATTATATCTTTTACTCTTAAATCAGCCATAGTAATATTTGTTACGATACAAAGATACGTTTATTCTTAACAGATACTACATCTTAATATCGTTAAATAATATTAAAACGGCATATTAGTACGCTTTTTATTTGTGCAATACGATATTATAATGTAGTTTTGTGCATCTATTAACGATATTATGTTGAATAACATTAATAATAACAGATATGGCACAAATGGCAAGAGCGATTAAGTTACAACCTAAAGAGATTCCAAATTTATACCGTGACAAAATGTTGGATACTACTTTGGGAGATTTCAAGAAAAGGCTAAAGAGCTTACTTGATTTGATTGACGGTGAGGACGAACAAATACCTGTTCGTATGATAATTGAACAGAGATATCGTGAAAACAGCATATCCTGTTGGACTGGTGATGCTTTTATAAGATTTACAATTGATAAAGATAGGAGGTTTTAATAATGGATAACAAAAATAGCACACCTATACTGGTGAACAACCCTTACATGAATGTTTTGATGAACGTTGAACCACTATTTAAGATGATAAATACTTATAGTATTGATGATTGTATTGCGATTGCAGACAGAAGCATAAAGCTTGCAGCTTTGGCATCGGAGTCTGAATGGACCACTGAATATGAACGAAAAGAATCTTTAGTTTTCTTTTATGAAATAAGAGAACTGTTTTTATCTATTAAGGAGTGCCAGATATCATTACCGAAATGATAAGAGGTGTAAATCGGTATTTAAACCAGCAGACTGGGATTTAGAATAAAGAGATGAAGCGACCGGCGTACAACCGGTCGCTTTTTTTATCAGAAAATCTATATGTTGTGTAACGTGATTTAAACTTTTCTAGTTTACGCATAAATTAATTATACGAAATTATTTATGTTAACATGTTGCAAAACATGTATGAATAAATAAATAAAAAGTATCTATTTGACTTATAATTTCTACCTTTGTGCATAAATAATTAAATATTAAACTTTCCATGGGCTACTTCTCTTCGTATATTGATAAATATGCAAATGCAACCTTTGAAGAAATTACCAAAGAAAGAAAAGCGCAATTAGCTAATATTGCTAGAATTAGGGAAAGAGATGTATTGGTGTATGCAAGTGATCCTACAAAAAATGCACATACTGAAATTTACCCACCTGACTTACTCATATTTAAAGATCAATTATCTTTTATAAGTACGGAAAATGTTGACATCCTTTTAGAGACTCCTGGGGGAATCGCTGAAACTGTGGAGGATATGGTCAACTTAATAAGAGAAAAGTTTGATAAGGTCGGTATAATTATTCCAGGTAGCGCTAAAAGTGCAGGAACAATATTTGCTATGGCAGGAGATGAAATATTAATGGGAGATTCATCAGCACTTGGTCCTATTGATGCTCAAATAATGACAAATGGGAAGCGTTTTTCTGCAGATGCTTTTTTAGATGGTCTTGAAAAGATAAAACGTGATGTATTAACCCAGGGTTTAAACCCAGCATATATACCAATTTTACAAAACATATCTCCCGGAGAAATTCAGCATTTTGAGAATGCACAAAATTTTTCAAGAACACTCGTCAGACAGTGGCTTAAAACATATAAATTCAAATATTGGTATAAACATTCAAGCACTGGTTTAGATGTTACAGATCAAGAGAAGGATGAGCGCGCTGACACTATTGCAGCTAATCTATGTAGGCATTCCGACTGGTTAACTCATGGTCGATCCATTCGAATAAAGGATTTGGAAGATATGCGACTTCAAATATTTAATTATTCAAAGGATCATCCTGAGTTATGTGAGGCAATTGAGAGATATTATAATCTACTGAGATTAACTTTTGATAAAACAGGAATATACAAAATTTTTGAAACACAAAACTCTCAAGTATATCAATCAATTACACAAGCTATACCATCAAATCCTAATGTCCCAATCGGTGGTAACACGCCCGAATTTGCAACTGCTGATATAACCTGTCCACAATGTCAAGCAATGTTTAAAATTCAATTGAATCTGCAGGAAAATATAAAATTGCAAAATGGGCTTGAACCTTATCCTAAAAATGACGTTTTTATATGTAAGAGATGTACAGCACAGATTGATATTTCTTCATTAAGAATGCAACTTGAAGCGCAAACCGGATTAAAATTAATAATCTCATAAAACAAGAAAATATGAATAAAGTAAAATATGATTTTTCAATAATTTTCAAAGAGGTTGAAGAGTATAAGAAGAATAACCCAGATTTTACACTACACTGTTCGAGTCAAATTAATAAAAACGTTGATTTGGATGAAGTAAAGAAATTATCTCAAATGTGTTATGAAATGCACGAACAAGAAGATAGAGGGGTGATATACAATACATTCTCTTAATCAATCTTATTAAAGTATTATAATACATTTACCTTTCAAATTACACTCACCAACTCGGTGGGTGTTTTTTTTGTCCTTTTTTCTACCCTGTTAACCGGCTAATTTTGAAATAAAAAAGATGGATTTATACGAAGCGATAAGCGAAATGAGGATTTTGAGCAAAAAGGGTGAGTCTTTTTCGTTCGCATTTATGACCTATTCAGCAACTAAGCGCAAAAGTCATGGTATAAGTGAGGTGCGACGTGCAAGGTTAGCACCTCAGGATCCTACCAGTAAGCACCCATACAAAGATTACATGTTGCAATTTCTTGATCTTGACACTAACGAGGTAAAGCGTTGTTATCAGCCACTTCTGATGGAATTTAACGGTGAGAAACTTGAATTGAATTAAATATATCCTTATGAGCGAAAAAGTAAAACATATAGGTGGAATAGGATTCGCAAAAGCTAAAGCCGGAATGTATGCGATTAGCGGACTTGATATGACTACCACGTTTGACGTGAATGGTGGCGTTATGGCCGGTGATTGGGAAAAGGATCCGGTTATTTTTGGTGGTGTGAAAATGGTGCCTTTTGGTGCTAATAACAACATGCCGGCCGAAATGCGTGATCTGCTTGAGCGTAATAATCTTGGCCCTGGAATCCTATCCCGCAAACTTGGCTTGCAGTATGGCCAGGGTCCGTATCTCTACCAGTTGGAGCTTAAAGACAATGAGATTAATAAAACATGGGTAGAGGACAAAGAGATTCAGGATTGGCTCGATAACTGGGATTACAGGCAGTATGTGCGTGATGCTCTTATTGAGTTTAACCACGGCAATGGCTTTTTTGCTAAGTATTTCTCGGCACGTAGTCGCAGATTGGGCAAAGCGTTTATTTCTCGCATACAAGCTCTACATTCAACAGATTGCAGGATGGAATATCCTGGCAAGGATAAATCGCTGGAAGATGTTCAGACTTTTTATGTAGGTAATTTCGAGAGTAATTACCCAAAGAAAGTTGATGCTTACCCTCGCTTTATGCAGGCTGATCCTGCCCGTTATGGTGTGAGTATCGATTATCACTCTTTGCGAAGCTGGGGGCATAAGTATTACAGCGTTGCATCGTTTCTTGGTGCCGTGCCATGGGTTAAGCGCGCAAATGATCTGCCTGAGATCATTCAGTACCTCACTGAAAATATGATTGCAGCTGCTTATCATGTGCATGTTCCTGCTGAGTATTGGGAGGAAAAAAGAAATCTTGTTATTGAAATGCATCCTGAAGCATCTGATAATGAAATTGAGGTGAAGATGCAAAAGCTTAGAGATGAACTTACAGAGACTATCGCTAAGGTGCTGAGCGGAAAGAAAAACACCGGTAAGTTTCTTGAGAGTATTGATTTTACTGATGACCAGGGCAATCGTTGCTCTTGGAAAGTTGAGCAGATTGAGATGAACATTGACAAGTTTATTGAAGCTCAGAGTAAGATCTCGAATATTGCAGATAGTAGTACAACATCTGGTTTCGGACTTAACCCTGCATTATCGAACATCATTATTGGTGGTAAGGGTGACAGTGGAAGCCAAATGATTTATGCTCTTAAAATATTTTATGCAGCTGACACACAGATTGCAGAAGATGTGGTTTTTGAACCTATTAACCGTGCCTTGAAGATTAATTTCCCTGGCAAAAACATAGCAATGGGATTGTACCGGAAGGCGGTTAATAAAGAGAATAATGTAACTGCAGGTGACCGAATGACTAATAACATTTAAACTCTTTGATTATGATTTTTAATAAGGATAATAAAGGTAATGAGGAGCTCAGGAGGCTTACAGGCAACTACTATGCAAGTAACGATTTCAATAAGATTAGCCAGGACATTATCCTGGCTGAAGAGGAATTGATTAAGATTGTTGGCACTGCTGTATATGATAGGGCAAAAGCTTTTTATGACATGACCAGTGATGCTCAGGAGGCGCATGAAGATAAAGTTATTAATGCTGCACTGCTTGAGCGTGTGCAAATGCCAATTGCTATTTATGCAACTTTTATGATGTACAGAAAAAACGATATCAGCCATGAAAGCTCAGGACGAAAATTTAAAATTGACGTTGAAAGCGAACGTTTGCCCTGGCAATGGCAGCTTGAGCGTGATGATGAAATACAGCTTGAAAGTTATTACCGGAGTATTGACAGACTTATCGATTGGATGGACGAAAATAAGTTGCCTGAGTGGATTAATACTGATACAAAGAAAGCTATGAGTAAGCAGCTCATCAAGTCGGCAACTTTGTTCAATCAGTACTACCCTATCGACAGATCGAGCAGGTTTTTTGTAATGATTTCTCCTTTTGTTCGTGAAGTGGAGCGCAAATATATTCGTCCGGCACTGGGCAAAGAATTATATGAGAAATACACCGGGTTGGCTACTGATCCACCTTTAACAGAAGTGGAGATTGAACTAAAAGAGTGGATTTACCCGGCAATACCTTTGCTTGCAATGAGCATTGCTTTCAGGCGAATGCCACTGGCCCTTATTCCGTATGGTGTTGTGCGTAACTATAGCAGTCAAACTCACACAATGAACAGCAGTAACCCTGCAAGTATTGATGATATATTTGATATTTCGCGCGACCTCGAGAAACAAGGTATGGCAGCTATTGGTGAATTTAAGAATGAACGTGCCGGAAAAGATATTTTGTTTCCGTTGCTTCCTAATAATGACCCGAAAAATAAATACATGAAGGTATGACATTAATATTAGATCCTCCTGCCTGGTGGGGTAAGATTCAAAATATTCCGGATATAAGCCTTAGTAGTATGTTTCCGGATTTGTTTGCTAATCCTATCACTTCTGCACAAGACTTTTCAATAAAGGATTCGTCCGGCACTATAATACTAAGCGAAAGTTACAAACCTTTTGATTATTCAATTAAAATAAAAGGCCTCAAAGAAATACTTTCGCTGCATCTCAGGAGAAAGAATCAGAACCTTATTATAGGAGGTGTAAACACTCAGATAATGGAGAATTTTACCTTCACCCTGGGAAGTGATAGCAAACAAGGTGATGTGATTTACAGTCGCATGAAATCAAACATCCCGGCTGCGAAACTTAAAGGTGAACTGTTTCTTACAACTCAGCATCTTAAGAAAGTGACAATGCCTCAGGCAAAGGAATTCCTGACATACTTTTTTAGTGGAACCGGAATAACAGTTAGTGCTAAAATGTACTATTATAGGAATGGGCAGATAATGAACACCAATTATGTGCCTATCGAAAGCGGAAAAACAGGCTTCTATGCATTTGACACGTCATTTTCAAGGATAAAAAGCTACTTCCCTACTATTGCAACTGATGAGTGTTTGTTTTACCGGGTGGGCAACGATAGCTACAATGTGGAATATTTAATCGACAGATCATCTTATCCAAACCTCACACAGTTTGTTTATATGAATAATTTTGGAGTACCTGACACACTGTTTATCAGGGGTGAAGTGATTCATAATGTTGATGCAAAGTTTAGTGAAGGTAAAGTGCAGCGAGTATCGCACAAATGGGATCTGAAGGAAAATGAAACATTTGAGGCCAGTACCGGTAAGATTTTTAATCGCGATGAATACCTTATGTGGCGAGATCTGTTCATGAGCCCTGATGTGTACATATATGTAAATGGTACACCTCGCAAAGTGTTTGTAACAGAGTCTAAAAACAGCATCAACCGTTTGAAGGGAGTTAATAAATCGCTCACTTTCTCATTCAGGTTTGCTGAAGAAAACGACACCTGGGATTACATGCGATATCTTGAGTGGATCCTTGAGTATGGTGTTTGGAACGACCAGGGCATTTGGTTGGATAGTGGAAGGTGGAATGACAATCAACTTTAAAGTTAATTATTGAGATGGCAGAGCAAATGACAGATCAAAAGATGAAAGATATTGAGTTCCTGTTTCAGGATGAAGTGCTAAGTCAGCATGGCGAATACCTGGTTGATTTACTACAGGAAGAAATTGAAAGGAAAGATCTGATTGATAAAGAAATTCTTGTAAACTCATTAGACTACAGCACATCATCAATTCAAAATGGGAGACATAAGTTCTTAGACATCAAATTTCCTGACTATGGCAGATATATTGAAATAAGAAAGAATAAACGCAAACGCCAATCCAAATTTGACACAAATACTAATCGTGATATCTGGGGTATAAGAGAGAACTCTATGAAGAGAAAAAATACTGACTGGTATAGTAAAAATGCATACAGAAGTATAAACAGATTACTTGGAACGCTCATGTATGAGTTCACTGATCAGGAGATAGCACGATTAAAAGGAATAATTGCAAACAGAATTAACTTAACGTTATGAGTTTAAAGATAGACAGAGTACAGCTTGAGGTAATGATCAACAATGATCCTGCTCGAAAGAAAATTCATGAACTTGACAAGCAAATAGGTGATCTGAACACAGCACTTAAAGGCATGAAAAAGAATAGTGAAGAGTATGCTAATACTAAGAAAAAAATAAAAGAGCTTCGTGCTGAACAGGATAAGGTTAGGGATTCCATCGGAATTACTAACATGACAATGAAGGAGTTGATTAAGACTCAGAAAAGCATTAATTCTTTGCTCACACAGTTAAGGCCCGGCACTAAAGAGTACGAAGAACTGGAAAAACAAGCTGCAGCTGTTAATAACCGCATGAAAGAGTTGAAAGATAACTCAAAAGGTGTTCAACAGCAACTTAATGCAGTACCTTCCGGTAAAGGGGGTTTTCTCACCGTTTTAAAAGGTGTGTTTGCCGGTAATATGCTTACAAAGGGAGCAATGATGTTGGCAGATTTAGCCAATAAAGCACGTGCTTTTATTCAACAAGGTGTGGAAATGGCGGCAGCAGCACAGGGTATTGACCATGCTTTTAATCGTATTGCAAACAGAGATTATTTGAATGAATTAAGGAAACAAACAAAGGGGTTAGTTTCTGATCTGTCGTTAATGACCTTGGCTGTTAGAGCTGAGAACTTTGATATACCACTATCACAACTGGGTAAATTGCTTCAGTTTGCACAAAATAGGGCGCGCGATACCGGTGAGAGTGTGGATTATCTTTCTGAATCTATAATTATGGGTATAGGTAGGAAATCTCCTCTCATTTTGGATAATCTCGGAATATCAGCAGTTAGGATTCGCGAAGAATTTAAGAAGTCTGGCGACATGGCCACTGCAGTAGGCAACATTATAGATGAAGAGATGTCTGAAGCCGGTGAAGTGATTGACACTGCAGCTGATGCTGCACAGCGAAAGAAAATTGCTTGGGAAAACTTGCAGTTAGCTGTGGGTAACTTCTTTGTGAAATTCAGATCTGGGTGGGATGATTTCTCTACACGTTTTGCTGAAGGGTTGACGAAATTAATACAAGGACAGGAAGCATCATCTAAGCAGTTTGAGGACCAGATTAAAAAGGTTGCTGATCTTAATATTACATTACCAGATCTGATTGACAGGTATGAAGAGTTGAGAGCAAAAACTAAACTGAATAAAGATGAGCAAAGGGAGCTTAATGAAGTTATTGGAAAGCTAAACGATGCTGTTCCGAGTGCTGCTATAGAATTTGATAAATATGGAAATATTCTTACTATAAATACCGCAAAAGTTCGTGAGTTTATTGCAGCTGAAACTGCCAAGCTGGAGGTGATGAATAGAAGTGCCATTGCTGAAGAAACTAAGAACCTTGAAGATTACCGTGAAGAATTGGATTTAGTTCTTGAAACAAGGCAAAGAGGCACAGAGAAAAGGTATAGGTGGGGAACTGAAGAAGATGTAGTATTATCAGATGATCAATTAAAAGATCTTGATAAACGTTCAGCGGAACTTGAAAAGCTCATTTTGGGGACAGAAACATATTTGAATGAAATTACAGGAAAATCGGCAGCCGAAAGGGTGCAACAAAGAGAAGATGAACTGAGGCAGGAAGCTCAGTTTAACAAAATGAGTGAGGTACAGTTAAAGAAATGGATTGAAAATAATCGTGATACTGCAAATGAATATCTTGCCATTGCTCAGAAGGTATATAATAATAGATTTGCCAATGTTGATCCTGATGGGCAGGATAAGGGAAAGAAAAACAAAACAAAAGAGGCGGATCCATTTAAAGAAGAATTGGATGCTTTGAAAAGAAGTCAACAGGAAGAGCTTCTTGTATTAAAACAGAGCTTGCTTGCAAAAGATGTTACTGAAGAAGAGTTCAGGGAGATCTCATTTCAGAAAGAGGTTGAACATATCAACAAAATGAAATTGTTGTATGAAAAACATGACCAGGACACTATTGATTTGGAAATTCAGTTAACTGACAAACTCATTGCAGAATCTAACCGGAGATACACTTTTCTTCAGAAGCTTCAAAAAGAACATCTAGATAAACTGAAAAATCGTCCCAGGGAAGAAGCTAAAGAAGAGGATGATGATAAATGGGTGGCTGAAAGTTATAAGGATAGAAAAGCAGTATTAGATGTTCAGCTGAAAAATGAAATGATAACTGAGAAAGAGCATCAGGAGGCTTTATTTCAGTTGAGAAAAGAATACCTGGATAAATATTTAGAAATTACTTATGCTGCAACTGATAGCATAGCAAATATTTCAAGTGACTTATCAGGCGCAATGTCAAATTTCCAACGCTCTGAAGAAATGGCAGTTGAGAGGAAGTATGATAAAATGATTCAGGCTGCAGGAAGTAATTCACGTCAGGCAGCGAAACTAGAAGAAGAGAAAGAAAAAAAACTAAATGAAATTCGCGCAAAGTATGCCGATAAGCAGTTTATCACAACAGTTGCAGGAGTTATAGCATCAACCGCTCAGGCTGCTATTGAGGCTTATGCTAATGCTTTGAAAATACCTGTTGTAGGGCTTGTTTTAGCTCCTATTGCTGCAGCAGCTGCTGTAGCTTTTGGTGCTTCACAGATTGCCGTTGCTAAACAACAGCGTGATGCTGCTAAGGCAGGTTATAGATCGGGTGGATATACCGGTGCCGGAAAGGATGATGAAGAAGCCGGTGTTGTACATAGGAATGAATTTGTGAACACGGCTGATGCTGTTAGAAACCCACATGTGAAACGATTTCTCGATGTGTTTAATGTGGCCCAGAAAGATGGCACTATTAGAATGCTTAATACAAGTCAGATCTTGGAGCGTGCAAGACTTGATGCTGCATCACCATCAAGACAGGCGGTTTATTCTTCACCTGCACCAACAAATGATTTGGGGCAGGTTGAAACTTTGAACCGTTTGAGCGATACTGTAAACCGATTGTCTGAGAAGCTGAATGATCCCATACCTGCATATACTGTTATCCATGGACAAAATGGATCTCGCAAACGTAATGAAATGTATGACAGAATTATGAAAAATGCACGTTTATAAGGGTTGTTTATTTGTCCTTTTTTCTGAGAACCATCATGCCTAATTTTGAAAGCAAAAAGAAAGGAATGGACAACTTTATTGAACCTACTACTAAGATGGCTGAAAGTGCACTTAATACTGCAGAAAGTATTAGTAATTATGGTGCCATGGTAGTAATTACAGCATTCGCAATTATTCTTTGCACCGTGATGATCATTTACTTCTTTGTTAGCCACAGACGTATGACGCGCAACATGGAAGAACAAAACAAGCGTAATAATGAAGCATTAAGTGTTACTCTTAAAGAATTGAAGGATTACCTTGCTCCTGTATCAGAGAACGCACGATTAAGCACTCTCACTGCTTTATATGCTATTGCCGAAAACAACTTCAAACTAAGCATTGAGAATGTAATAAAGATAATTGAGCAGATTCAGACTGAGAATAATATCAGCAACGAAAAAGCCACTCGCGCCAAGCTATTCAGGTTCATCAACAATATACATAATGAGAGAATTTTGTACTTCAAGAATTTCTCATATAAAGGACACACGGTTGACTACTACATGGACCGAAAGTGGATTGACCAAATGATTGAGGTTGCATTTCCTGAGATATACGATAAGAGTAAGGCACGTACGCGTACGAATATTAAGCAGGCGTATGACAGTATATTTATAGAGTTTAAACAAAATCTACTAACCAAATGAGAAATATAAGCAAAATAATCATTCACTGTTCTGCTACTCCGGAGGGTAGGCATCACACAGTAAAAGATATAGATCGCTGGCATCGTGATAGAGGTTTTGCGCAAATTGGATACCACTGGGTGGTTTACCTAGATGGTTCAATTCATCCTGGGAGAAATGAAAATATTGCCGGTGCTCATACAGTAGGGCATAATTCAGACAGCATTGGTGTTTGCTATATAGGTGGGGTTGACAGTAATATGAATGCTAAAGATACTCGCACTGAAAATCAAAAGATTGCACTACGCAATTTGGTTAATGAACTACTGAAAAAATATCCAAATGCAACAGTGCATGGACACAATGAATTCGCAGCTAAAGCATGTCCAAGTTTTAATGTTAAGACCGAATTATAATTAATATATGAGATATGATTTTATACATATTATTGCTGTTGCTCTTCTTTGTTGTGTTAGCCTTAACAGTTGTAGAGCAAAGAAGGACATCCAAAGAAATGAAGAAACAACTTCAAGAACTGAACGAGTTGAACGATTTGTGGACACGACACGAGTTACTGCAGTTGATGAAGAAAGATCAGAACGAAGCGGATCTGAAGTTGAGCACACTTTCACACGAGTCACCGAATTCGACTCAACAGGTAGCATACGAAAGGTATCTGAAACGTGGCGGGACCGACAGTTATCAAGACTGGATACTAAAGAGCGACATGCACGAACTGTTTCCATAGCTGGCGTGAGTGAAGATATTATTGTGAGTGACACAAGCTCTACAGTTGTGAATGAAATGGTGAAAGTTGATACTGATTCGCGACCAGTGCAAGGAATTGAATGGTTGTGGGTGGTTTTATCGGTTGCTTTAATTGCTTCAGTAGTATTATACATAATCTATAACAGAGTGAAATAATTTGAAATGAGCAAATATCTTGAAATACCAACAATGTGGGAGGAACTGACAGCTGATCAGTTTGCCTATCTCCTTAAACTGGTACATGAAGCCAAACCGGATGAAGTTACCATCGGTGATATACTTCTTAAGTATGCCGATTATCTACTGGGTGAAAGGAAGATTGTTGCTATTGATAGACGTGCTCAATATTATAAATTGGTGCAGGATGTTGCTGAAACGCTTACATGGATATTTGCTGAAGATGAAGATGGTAATTATCTGTTAAACTTTGCTACTACTCAGAATCTGCTTCCTGAAATATATGGTTTTATTGGTCCGCAGTCGCATGGCAGTGATTTGGTGTTTGGTGAGTATCGAACAGCAGTTGACATGATGAATAGATTCACTAATGAAAAGAATCCTTTCTTCCTAGATGCACTTTGTGGTATATTATATAGAAAACCTCTTAAGAAATCAAAAGGCTTGAAGATTGAAGCAAAGATGCGATCAAAGTATAATAAGCATCATGTTTCGCATTATGCAAGAGGTTTTGAAAAAGTGTCTGAACACATTAAATGGGGTGTTTATTTGTGGTTTGCTTATTTTAATAGATATCTGATAGAAGGTGGAGAATTTATAATTGAAGGTAATACCCTGGCATTTGATTCGCTGTTTGATCATAATACAAATGAAGACAATGCTGAGCAAATGAATATCGGTTTGATGAGCATTGTGTTTACGCTTGCTGATACCGGTACATTTGGAAATGCTGAACAGACAGATGACACACTGTTATTTCAGATATTAATGAAGCTTTTGAGTGATAAACAATTAGCTGATAAATTGAAAAAGAATGATAGGAATTAAGCAATTAAGAACTTTATTTCAGGAGGTTGCAGCTGAAGTGAATGCTGAGCTGGATGATAATATGGCTTCATTTAAGGTGAAGAAAATTATTGTTTCTCCTACCGAAAGTCATCTGGTGAAGAAATTGAAAGATAAGGCTGGCGTTGTACTTGCTTTTAGAATGCCCAGTGCTGATTCTGCTATTATTGATGCTGATAATTATGCTGAGCTTAACAAACTTCTATTTTATATTATTGAGAAAGTTGATCCCGGTACTCACAACGATGAGCAGGAATTAGATCATTATAATTCGTTGCAAAGGTTAACATCGGTTTTTAAATTGAAATTAATGGATAGGTTGATGGGTAATGATTTCTGCAGCACCGACAATGAGTTGGCCAAGGGCTTTCATACTGAATTTGAGTATCAGGAATTTGGAGGCTTTAACGGCCTAAGCGTGAGTTTTGATGTTAAGGACTTTTACTTGTAAGTGATATGACTGAATTGTATGTGAATAATGAGCAGGTGGTGTTGCCGGAGAATTTCTCAACAGAGATAATTGAAGGTAATCCTTTCATCAATCCAATTGGTGAAACATCGCTTGATATTACTGTTTCTCTTTTGGAGCCTCAGAATGCATATATATTTGGTTATTTGCAGCGCACGAACTCGCGCAAAGATACTACTCAGTCTTTGCCATGTAAGTTGGTGGTGAATGCTACAGAGTATCATGGGCTTTGTATTGTTCTTGAGTTTAGTGATGAAGAGGTGAGCATCCAGCTGGTGTTTAAGAATTCGATTTTCACTTATGCTATCGATGACGATTTGATGTTACGTGATTTGAATTTGGGTACGGCAGCAATCCCTTCTAATATACCGGCAAACTTCAATCTTACTTATCCGCAAACGGATTTCCAACTTTTGATGGTGTTTGATCCAGACATCACTTATACAGTGTTTAGTGGGCAGGAATTAGTTGATGGAGACCTACTAAATAGGTTTACTTATACATATAATAGTGCATTATCGCGCTATGACCTTACTTATGGACTTGATGGCAACACGGTTGCAATAAAGGGCATGTTTGCAGCTGGTAGTATTGGAATTAAAAAGGTTTTGTATTCTCCACAGCCATACCTGGCAGCAATAATAAGACGTGTAATTGAAGCTTTGGGCTTCCAGGTGGGAGATAATGAAATAGTGAGCTCATCAACCTGGAAGAATGCAATTATTGTGAATAATGACACCTCTCTTCGTTTTGCTAACATGTTACCCGACTGGAGTGTGAAGAAATTCATTGAGCAGGTTCAGATCTGGCTCAATTGCAGATTTATTTACAAACCTACTACTGGTGTAGTGGATATCAGGTTTAATCATTTGAGTAATGAGAATGCAGAGTTGGTACAACTTACTGTTTTGGATGATTTTACCGGTGCAACAGATGAACAAGATCCGGTGATGAACAGGCAACGTAACATAGAATATAATCTTCCGGACACGGATATTTATAAATATACTGATCTGGGTGAGTTGAGATATAAGTTTCAAAACATAAGTACTTCTGCAACTTCATTACCATCGTTAATTAACTCAATGATGACTGTTCATAATCCACATTGGATTTACTTGTATGAGCCTGATGGTAATCGTGTGGACGCAAAACTAATTTTAAGAGATGGAGTACCTGCCTTTGTAGATGAATATAGAATGTTGCAAAACAATCCAGATAAAGAAAGTGCAGACGAAACGCTGGACATTGTGCCTGCAGAAATGTCTCTGATTAAGTTTTTTATTCGTGATCGTATGAATGAAAGCACTGCCAGCTGGATTTGGTTAATGGTACCTGTTGTAAGGAACTCACAAATATTAAGCATGAGTATTGATGGTGAAGAGGACTTTGTATCGGTTGACGATGCAATAAAAGATTCTTCACTGGTATCTGAAGACACAGAAACTAAAGATGTAATGCAAATTGTGATGTTCCGGAATGACCGCCAATACACCGTGCACGGTACAAACGTTGCTTTTGATGGCATGCCGGAAGCTTACACTCGTTATATTTCTGACATTCACCCGGACGGAACCTATCACAAAACAGTGGTTGCCAGTCCGGAAATACAAAATCCATTATCACTGCAATATTTGAACGAACATATATATAGCAAAGAAGCAGAAATCGATGCAACAAAACTATACCGATTCCGCTTTCTCACACCCTTACAAGATCTTGATATTACCGACACTTTCGTGATAAATGGTGAATATTACCGTGCCTTCCAGTTCAATAAAAAGATAAATATTGATGGCATGGAAGAAGTAATTGAAGGGGAGTTTTTTAAATTGAAATAACGAAACATAAATATTCAACAAACAAAATAAAGATATAAATCATGGCAATAGAACTTGAAAAAATAAAATCCTGGGACGGACAATCAGGCACCGGCGCAGATAACAGAGGTGTGATTGATAGGAATTTTGAGAAGGTGAAGGGTGAGTTGGAGGTAAATAAAAATGGAATAGTTAAACTTGAGGACGATTTAAACAAAAAAACATTTGGAAATTGGGCCATAAACAAAGATGACTGGGCAAGTGTAGCAGACGCTGTTATTGATGTAAGCGTAGTTCTCGATAGAGATATAAGAGATATCTCGATTGAAAGTTCAAGATTAACAGGGGGGAATTTTACATTAGCGATAAGATATTCCTATTGGAACGGTTCATCTTTACTATCTGCCGGTGAAACACTAAGCACTATCGTAGGAGAATCTGAGGTTAATCAAGTATCGTTTAGCTCATTGAATTTAGCTGAGATTAATATAACATATATAAAGAGCAAACTAAAAACGACTTCTAATGCAACAAGGATATACATTGATGAAAAGTATATAAAAAGGGATATCCCTGATATCATAAAAAAGATTGAAGGTTACTTAAGACTACAAGTTAGTTATAACTCGATTCTAAGGGTTGATACTACTTCAGACATATTGCCTAGTACATTTAAGATTACGAGGATAAGAAATACGGAGTCTGCATTTTTTTATGTAGTTGTAGAAATAGATGAAGTCCAATATACATTTTCAGGGGATACAAGGCTTTACACAGGCATAGTTAAAGTTCCTATATCAAATTACATAATTTACATTAATACAGATGGGGTAAGCTTAGATAATAATAATCTATCAATTTTTATTGACCCATTGAAAATAAATCAAGTAATTACAGGGATAGAGAGCCTAGTGAATGCTAAAATTATAGGCACTGGAGATAATATAATAGCTGAGTTGACTGAATCTAATATAGAGGATGAAGAGATTTGGGGGTCTGGCTATATAAATCTATCTGGGAATATAGATGTAGCTGACAATTGGAGATACTCGAAAAAGTTATATCATTTACCCGCAGGAACATACAACTTTAAATCTTTTGTAACAGGTAATGCAAAACATATAGGAATGAATAAGAGAGGTGAAATTAATCTAACTGTGAGTAATTATAATGTAAATGTCACTCTAACTGAAGATACATATGTTCGTTTTTCACATCCCATTAGTTCTGCATTATCAGCACTTACAGTTACATCAGGTACTTCAGCTATAATTAACCAATCATCAGTTGATGTGGTAAGAGCAGGTATTGATGCTCCTTTAACAAGTAAGGCATTAAGAGGATTTGTAAAAGATATTTATATCAACACTATAACTCCGCCAAAACTCCCACACCCAATTATAACTTTTTGTGCAGACGATGGTATGTCGTCAGACGAGTGGTTTATTGATGTCTTAAATGAGAAGAGGGTAAAAGGCACATTTGCAGTTCCAACCAATTCCATTGTTGAAGCAGACCCCATAAAATTGACACCAGCTCAAATTATAGAACTCTACTCAAACGGTCATGACATAGCAAGCCACTCTTACAGCGAGGTGAATCTTACAACTATCCCCCTTGAGGATGTTGAATTGGAGATGATTAAAAGTCAGCTATTTATGAAGCAATTTGGTATAAAATCAACAATATATGTTCCAGTTCAAGGAGGAACAACTGGGGATATTAACAATATAATTAGAAGATATTTTTCCGCAAGTCTAATAACTGGAACAAGAGAGGAAAGCCCTAATATTCCTCCCCTTAATCCAATGAGGATCATCAGGAGGAGCTTTGATGCTGGAGTAAATAACACTTCTATGATAGATGTGTGTAAAAATGATGTCGATTTAGCTTTAGCTACCAAAGAGTGGCTGGTTTTTATAACCCATCCAGGATATATTGAGTATAAATTTTCATCCGAGGGAGCGCAAATGAGAAGAGACGAGCTTGGCGAATTAATTGATTACATTAAATTACAAAAAATCCCAATACTGACTGCAAGTAGTGCCTACGAATATTATAAAAATATCATTGATTACAAGCACAAGACATCAGCAGATCAAATTCAGATTGGAATGAATGGGTTATAAAAAATTCAATTACTCTTGTCTAGATCTTTATCTTCCGGATTATCAACTAATATGACAAGTATGAATTTTTCTAATAATTTAGAAGCAAGGATTTTCACTTCTTTTGAATTTATTCTAATATTGTCGAATGCTAAAAATACAAGAAATGCTTGCATTACAGCATAGTCAATAATTTCATTATTCAATACTGTTCTATTATCTAGAGTTTTGATTGAAAAAACAATTATGAAAATAAAATACAATAAGTATATTACAAATCTTACATTATTTATATTAAACAAGTATTTAATTAGATCAACTACCTTCTTGTTTTGCTCTACTAAATAACCTTTTTGGACAGCAGGGTGGTATTTATTTATAAAGTTCAAAATGTTTTGATGAAATGCCACTGCAATAATGGATGAAGATGAGAATAATATAAATGTAGTCATTTCTATAGGTATTTCCTTGATTCCATTAATTATATATATAATAACTACTTGCATGGAAATGGAACAAAATAAATACATAATAAACCCCATAGAAATGATCATAAAAGGGCCAAGCAGTTTTAGCAATAGTATTAATGCTGCTATTGGTGTTGAGAGTACAAATATAAATATCTTGAAAAATTTGTTTCTGGTGTTATTAAACTTATTACCAATCCATAAAGCAAGGAAAGAGTAGGTGAAAAAAGCTATTAATGCAAGAGCCATCTTTGCACCACTAAAATCAATATATTTAACTAAACCGTACATTATTAAACAAAACACTGCAAATCCAAGAAGTAGGAATACTAGTGCATTAATCTCTTTATTTTTCATCTAAGGGTAATTTAAATCAAATACAATGTTAAACGTTTATAAATCATTATGCAAACCCATCAAAACACTTAACCCCCTCCTGTTTACTTTCATCCAACACATGGGCATAGATCATTGTTTCACTCAGTGAACTATGCCCTAAAATTTCTTGTAAAGCTGTGATATCTTTTGTTTTTGAAAGAAAATATGTTGCATAAGTGTGCCTTCCGGATTTGTGAGTAATATGTTTATTTATCTCTAATTCTGTGGCTATCTCTTTTAAAAAACGATTCATTGTTTGATCCGCCGGTAGGCCTTGAAATATTTTACCTTTTTTTCTGGTGCCAACGACATTATGCACAATCATTTTGAGTGGTTCTGAAAGCGGAATCACAATCGGTTCTGGTTTTGAATTTCTGTTTTTCACACGATAATATACAAATGAATCGTCAGAGAATTGTTCAAGTGTTATATTACGAGAATCTGTTACGTGTAAAGATGAAAAGCACATGAACAAGAAGAACTCCAGGGTGCGATGATATTTATCTTCAAGTACACCTGTTTTATATGCATCAACAAGTATTTTCAGTTCATCTTCTGTTAGATATGTGAAGCTGGGTGTACCTCGTTTAATTTTGAAATTTGCAAAAGGGTTTTCATCCATGTAACCCATTTTATAAGCTGCCAAAACATACTTCTTAAAGATTGTAAGATTCTTATGAACTGTATTGTCACAGTTTTTTAGATCTTTCTTCAGATAAATAAAGTATCTATTGAGCCAGTCTTCTGTGATATCATCAAAATGCAAGCTTGGTTGAAAGTCTTCAACTTTTTTCAACACAGTTTTATGAGTGTAGTTTGTAGTAACCTCATTTCCGAAATTGATATTTCTTTTGTTTGCTTTAATGAATTCAAAGAAAGTTGAGTAATCGGATGGGCGGTTGTAAGCGCGCAGGAAAGCATCGCGAGTGAGTGTTTTATCCCTAAGACGGTATTTGACAAACACGTTGTTTATCCTTGCACGGATATTTTCAATTATTCGATTCTTATCGACATACTCGGGATCAGATCCCTTCACGATCATTTTCTTTTTATCCCAGTGCTTTTTCTCACATCTGACTTTTGAAGAGAAGTGTACTCTTTCGCTTTTCACATAAAAGCTAAACCAAACGATCCCTTCTGAGGATGATTTGTATTCGCGGAGGTAAATATTCAATTTCACCATGGCGACGGTATATTTTCGAGACAAATTTCACTACCGGTAGGTAAGCGGTTTGTGTCATTATGGCAATGGGTGGTTTTTCTATTTAAGGGTAAATCTTTGCAAGTGTCGTTTTCAGCGAATCCGGCTATTGCCAATTTGACCGAATCAAAGATGTTGGAGGTACCTGGCGGATTCGAACCGCCGTAAACGGTTTTGCAGACCGACGCCTAGCCACTCGGCCAA